GGGTTAGGCAGCTCGGGAGCGGACTGCCTAACTATTTGAGGATTGACTACGCAATCATCCAGCGATAAGCGCCAGCGCCTACCTTTGTTGCCAAAGCGCCGTAGCCATAGTAAGCCACTTCGATTTGACCATTGAGAGCCACATTTGTCTGAAGACGGAAGCGGCTTGACTCATACCAGGTATAAGAAGCTGGGTTGATGATGATGAGAGAGTTATCTCCATCGGTGTCGGCAGTTGCGAGGTTTGTGGAAACTCGGAGATTAAGTCCGAGAAGGTTTCCGGTGACGGAAGTAGCGTTGAGGTTTCCACCCTGGTTGCTATTTCCAATTAAGCTGTTGTAAATCGGGCGGCCATTATCATCAATCTTCATCAAGTTGCCCCATTGTGCAGGGGTGACAAGGATATTTGAAGGTGTGGCGAGAGTTGCGCCATAGATTGAAACTGCGCCATCTGCAACGAAGGCATTGACACCATCAGCATCAAGAGTGCGGTTTCCGCCGTCTGTTCCGCCAGCAACTAGGCCAGCGATGATTGCAACTTCAGTTGCCTTTAGGTATGCCTTCTCCATCTCATCAACGAGAATGTCAAAGAATACTGGTGAAGAGCGATCAAGCAATTCAACGGAGAAGGTTTGTCCGCCTGCATACTTATTGACATTTACTGTGACAAAAGAGTTTGTCATTCCGGTTTCAACAATTGCATCGCCTTCATTTTCATCTTCGGCTGTTGGAACTGCGGTGATCTTTGGAATCTCAAAGCTCATTCCGGCATCAGGTAGAACACCAGTGCTGATTGAGTCAAGTGCTGGGCGCACTGAGTTTGAGAGTGGGTTGATGACCTCGGTGAGCTGGCGGGTTGGGATAAGACCAGCATTGTTTGAGGTTGTGTCATCAGCAGCTAGAACATACTGACGAGCAGCATCATCACCGAGAACCTTTGCTCGGACTGATGCTTCAAGATATTTGGCCTTCGTAAATTCATAACGAGGCGCGGTGTAGAAGGCTGGCTTTGGAGCCGCAGCCTCTACCTTAGCTGCTTCTACCGCTTCTTCTACGGCAGGAGCAGGAGCGGTAGTGTCTGACACTTGTTCTCCTTCGGTTGGTTTGTCCTCATCGGCGGGTGCCGGTGCGGAATCTTCTTTTTTCTCTTCTTCAGCTTCAGATGCTGCAACTTCGCTGACGCGAGCAGAATCAATTGCTGGATCGGTGACTAGGCTGACTTCAACTAACTCAGCCTCAGTAATTCTCATTCTTCCGTTGTCATTTGACCATTCATTGATCATTGCGCCTACGGAGAAGCCATCGCGCAATCCGGTGGCTGCCTCTTCTAGGGCATCATCGGCTGCAAATGTCTTTGCGAGCTGGAATGTGGCCACAATGTCTGAGTCTGAAACTTTGGCATCAATTAACTTCCCGATTGGTCGGGTGCGGTCGTGTTCGAGAAGGAGTTTGATTCCACCTTGCATTTTGATTGAGTCTTTTGCAAAAATTGTTGGCCCAACTGAGGTGTTGCCCTGCTCTTCCCAGGCAACGATTCGGCCTGTGAGCTGGCGCTTTGCCACATCAGCAAAAGTGATGGTCATTGGCACTTTAATTTTCATTTGGGATTAAGTCCTCCTCGCGCTGAATCTGCTCAACGCTCATTGCGCCGATGCGGTTCAAGATTTCATAAACCTGAGCGCGCTCCAATGGATTGCCTCTCAAGAAGTCATCAAGATCAAAACGGCACATCACTGGATTCGGTAGGAAGTCCGGTAGCGATAGCCTTTCCTCAATCGCCTTCAAGATTGGGCGAAGTGAGAAATCTACAAGTGAGCGGCGCTCATTGACCGCGTTTGAATATGTCATCGAGGTTGTTTCGGCGCTTAGGAAGTAGGCAGGAATTCCGGCAGCTCTTGACAATTCGAGTGCGACATATTGGCGAGCCTCAGCTAGTTGCAACTTTTGTGGATCAAAACCAAACTGCTGTAAATCTACATCTGCATTGAGAAACGCGGTTGATTTAGTTTGGCGAGAAGATTTCCAGGCTGAAAGAAGGGCTGAGATTCTTTCGCTCGTCAAGTTTGTGCCATTGCTCTTCAACACCATTGATGGTGCTGGCTCTTTTGCATAATTAACTGCTGCATTTTCTAAATAAACTGCTGCTGCAACTGTTTTGCCTGCTCTGTGCAAGAATCCTTCATCAGGGCCATCAAATCGAATGATTGAACCTATGCCGGTTGTTGGAACTGCTTTGCCATCAACTTTGTATCCGGTGATTTCTGTGTTTAGTGGGTTGGTATCAACTGTCACTCTTTCAGGTGCAACGCGAGTCCAGGCTCGAACGCGACCGCCATCAGTCGCTGCATACATATCTTGGACAATTCCATACCCGCTCCCATAGAACCAAATGTCTTCCGCCAACCAGGTGTATATCACAAAGCCAGCAACGCGAGGATCAGGCTGATTAATAACTCTTTGAGGATCAACATAATCGCCAGTGATGCGGTTGAATGTTGTGAGAGGTAGTGAGCCGATAGTGCCACAAATAATGTTTCGCGCTCTTGCAACTGCTGGTACTGACATTGCCAACTGGCGCGTTGTGTTTGTTGCTCCGCCTAAAATGTTATAGACGGAATCAGAGATTTGAACTGGCGTAAGTGAGGCAGTCACATCAGCTATCTTTTGCGGTGCTTGCGCTGTGACTTGCGGAAACAAGAAATCCCTGATGCCCATTGTGTCCGATTATAGGGCATTTATCACTTATACGGCAATAATGTCAATCTCTGTATCAGGGCGAGTCGCAAAGTGGGTGGCGAGTGCGGCTGCGATTGGGGCAGCGATTGTTGCGTTGCTGATTTTGCGACCCATTACCCAACCGCCATCTCCAAAAGGTAATTTGACGGCTGAAAGGGTTTGCTTTGTGAATTCATCTTGACCGGAGTGCAATAAACGCTGCGAAGCAATAGCACCCAGGAATTCATCGCAGGCCTGGGCATACTCTTGACCATCAATCGCCTCAATTTGAATTCCGGCAGGCTTTAAGCGAGTGGCAACGGCAGCAGCAGTGCGAGCTGAATAGGCAACAACCTGCACTGGGTATTTGCGCACCCAATCAGCAATGTCATTTGCCATCGCCTTATCATCTAAGGTCACTGAATTGTTCCAGGTTTGAAGCAATTGCACCTGGAACTGATCTCCCTCCAACCTTTGAGCTGCAACAAGAGCTGCCTGCTGTCGGTTAGGAGAGAGATCAACTGCCAGCCAGGTATCAACTGACGGATCAAGCCGCAAACCGGAATTTCTGCACTGCTCCCAAAGTGCAGCATTTACGACTGGGTTGATGGTATCTACCTGGATGCACAAAACCTCTGTGCGCACAATGTCCTCGGGGTCTGATAAAACTGCCTGGATATTGCGCTGACTAATTGTGTGACCCAGTGACGGATTTGCCTGGGCAACGCCAAACCAAAACTCAGGGCTGTTGTCAAACTTAATCGATGGATCAGCAGACCACTCAAACCATCCAATGTCGTCAGCAACTCCCATAGTGCTTGCAATTGCGCGTTCTCTTAGCTTGTTTAAAATGATGCTGGACTTGTCACCCATATTTGAATAAATCCAAGCCTGGGGATTCGGGCTAGCCATTTGGGTGTATCGAAGCGCAGCCCACACTTCCTCTTCCCGATACTCTCGCGCTTCGTCTAAATGGATTGTATTCGGTGAAGCAATTCCTCTACCCGCCGAGTTATTTGCTCTGACTATGTATCGCCTGCCGTTTGTAAATTGAAGCTCTTGGAATCCTTTACTTTCCAGCTTCTTGACAAACTGTGCTTCCAACTCAGGCGTTTGCTCAATAATCGAATTGACTTTGTAGAAGATTTCCGATGAAGTGGTGAGTTTGTGGGCGGTATGCACCTGCAATTTCTCATCTAATTCATAGATTCGCCACAAGATTTGCAGTGCCATAAAGGTTGATTTGCCATTTTGACGAGCTACGACAAGGCCAACAATAGGGTGTTTCCAGGTTCCATCGGAATTGACTTTGAGGCTGTGATGAGCGAGCCATTGTTGCCAGGGTAGGAGTGGGTGGCCTATTCGCTCACAAAACTTGATGAAACTCTCGCCTTTTGAGTCTAAATCATTGAGTTTGGTATGAATTCGGGGAGTTGTCACACCTCCTAAATC